ACACACATGACACATATCGAAGATCGTGTTATTTATGGTGGTGTCAAGGGAGCAAGAGAGTCGATCCTTGCGCTTCGTTCTTTGAGAGATATGCTAGCTGGTAAAGTTAGTTCTTCAACTAATGTTACTGAAAAATGGGACGGAGCACCTGCGGTATTTGCCGGAATTGATCCTTCAGATGGTAAGTTTTTCGTAGCAAAAAAAGGTATTTTTAATAAAAATCCAAAGGTTTATAAGTCAGAGGCCGATGTGAGAAACGATACATCTGGCGACTTAGCAGACAAATTAGTAATCGCATTCAATGAACTTAAAAATCTTGGTATTAAAAACGTTATCCAGGGAGATATTATGTTTACAAAGGGAGATCTTGAATCTGAATCTATCGACGGTGAAAAGTATATTACATTTCAGCCTAACACCCTCGTGTATGCAGTTCCTTCCGGCTCTGATTTAGCAAAGACAATTTCAAAGGCTAATTTAGGAGTTGTATGGCATACAACTTACAAAGGTGATAGTTTTGAATCTATGACTGCATCTTATGGTGTAGACGTTTCTTCTCTTAAAAAGAAAAAAACAGTTTGGTATCAAGACGCTGATCTTAAAAATCTTTCTGGTACCGCAACATTAACTAAAGCGGATACTGAAGAAGTTACTGAGCAACTTTCAAAAGCTGGTAAAATCTTCCAAAAGATTAAGTCGACAACTCTTAACGAGTTAGAGAATAATCCAGAACTTGCTACTAAACTTGAGACATTCAACAACACGCTAGTCAGAAAAGGTGAGCGCATTAAAAATACTACAAAGCACGTTTCTGACTTGATTTCCTGGTTTGATACTAAGTATAAAAAAGAGTACGAAAAGCGCAAAAGCGCAAAAGGAAAAGAAAACGTTCTTAAAAAGCAGGAAGAAGAAATGAAGTTCTTTTCTAAGGAAAATAGAAAAAACCTTGATATGATGTTTCAGCTAATGAATGCAATTGTTGACGCTAAGTTGATCATTATAAATAAATTAGATAAGTTAAAAGAAATTGACACTTTCATTAGAACAAAAAAAGGTTTTAAAGTAACAGGTTCAGAAGGATTTGTTGCGATTGACTATAACACTAATGGAGCAGTTAAACTAGTTGACCGATTAGAATTTTCTACAAATAATTTTTCACCAGATGTTATCAAAGGATGGGAACGATGAAAAAAATAAACGATATTAAAGGCTTTAAGCAGTTTAATGAAGAAAGCGTAAACGCAGTAGTTTTTACGTTTGGAAGATTTAATCCTCCTACTGTTGGACATGGTAAGCTTATAACTAAGGTAGCTGCAGCAGCTATTGGAAATCAGTATCGTATATACGCTTCACAATCAAACGACTCTAAAAAGAATCCTCTTAAGTATAAAGAAAAAATTCGTGTTATGCGTAAAATGTTTCCAAAACACGGAAGAAACATTATCGAAGATAAGAACGCAAAAACCGCATTACACATTGCTTCTATTTTACACGATCAAGGATTTACTAGGATGACTATGGTCGTTGGTTCTGACCGCATAAAAGAATTCCAAAAACTCCTTAAGAATTATAATGCTATAAAAGGCCGCCACGGATTTTATGATTTTAAGGATGGCATAGAAGTTATCTCAGCAGGCGAAAGAGACCCAGATGCAGAAGGTGTTGAAGGAATGAGTGCTTCTAAAATGCGCGCTGCTGCAATTGAAGGAGACTTTAAAGCTTTTAGTCAAGGATTACCAAAGGAGTATGGAGAAGATATGACGCTGTTTAATCTAATTAGAAAGAGAATGGGATTAAAGGAAATGGTTAGCTTCCGTAAACATGTTCAGCTCCCAAGTCTTTCAGAGAAAAGAGAGCAATATATTTCAGGCGAAATATTTAACGTGGGAGACACTGCAGTCACTGAATCTGGTGAAAGTATTACGGTAGAATCTAGAAAATCAAATTACATTGTTGATACGAATAATAAAAAACATTTTGTTGAAAAACTTAAGCCGGCATATAAAAAAGGTTTATCAAAATCAACAAGCTCAAAACGCCAAGCTCAGTTTAATAAGCAAGCTAAAATGGACGATGATGATCCAAGTTCTTATAAGCCTGCTCCTGGAGATGCTCGGGCAAAGACAAAGGTTTCTAAGCATACAAAAGCGTATCATAAAAAATTTGGTAAAAAAGAAGCTTTGGATCAAGGTACAGATGAGTTAGTTAAAGCGTACAAAAAGCTTACACCGCTCGAAGAAAAACAAATTGCCGGACTTAAGAAAAAAGCAGAAGAATCTGGTATGCCATACGGCATATTGAAAAAGGTGTTTGATCGTGGCATGGCCGCATGGAAATCAGGTCATCGCCCAGGAGCAACTCCTCATCAGTGGGCGTACGCGCGTGTCAATTCTTTCGTTACGAAAAGTAAAGGTACATGGGGCGGAGCGGATAAAGACTTAGCAGCAAAGGTTCGGAAAGAATCTATTGACGAAGGCGAAGGCAAATACAAAGGAGAAACTTGGGAAGATGGTTTTAAACGCCGTGTAGTAAAGACAACAAAGGACGAGCATAAAGCAGATGGTTATAAATGGCGAATTAAGGGAAAAGAACGTCCTGAAATTTCAATAAAGTTGTATAAGAAAAAGCCCGATTTTGCTGAATTTAAAAAGCAAATGAAACGTGTTGCTGGCCACGAGTTTGGAGGTTAGTTATATTATAAATAGTTTTAATTATTCTAATGGGCGAAATGAATCAAGGAGACAAACAAAGGCTCGACCGCATCGAAGAGAAAATAGATAGGATGTCAGAGGCGGTAATTGCTTTAGCAAGAGCCGAAGAAAAAATCGTAAATCTTGACGAGACTACTCGTATGATTTTACAAAAAATGGTAGACCAAGACGAAAGGTTGCGCAAAGTTGAATCGGTTCAACATGACAATGAAACTACCATTAAGACTATTAAGTCTATTGTTTGGACTACAGTCTCAGCATTAATAACAACTGCCGCCGCAACACTTGCTTGGTTATTTACTGGATCACCAAAATGAAAACATTTAAACAATATCTTACTGAAAAACCACTGACACCTTCTCAGCGAGTCGCTAGAAGCCGTCAGATGAAGAGAATAATGCCTAAGATAAAAAAGAAGCGTGAAATCGCGATGCGCAAAAAGGCTTCATCTGCTCAATTGAAAATGAGAGCTCAGAAAAAAGCCACAGACATTATTCGTAAAAAATTTATCCCTGATGGCCAAGATTATGCGAGCATGTCATTTGCTCAAAAGATTCAACTTGACAAAAAGGTTGAAAAGAAAAAAGCCGCAATAAAAAAGATTGCAAAAAAGTTAATGCCAAAAATAAAACGAGCAGAAGCCGACCGCATAGAAAAATTAAAAGCCAACAAATAAAATATGATTAAAAAAATACTAATCTTAGCTATAGCATCGATGTTATCAGTATCGTGCTCATCCTGTTGAGCATCTGAAACAATTGTAACCGTGAGTTACGAAATTTTAAAAACTCAATTATAAATTAAAAAAAAAACTAGTATGAAACCACAAGATAAAGCACTCGCTAACATCGCGGAAGCGGCTAAACGCGTGATGAAAAAAGAAACTGAAGTTCAGCCTTCAGACAAAGACTTCGTAGATCTTCATTCAATTGATAAGGATAAACGGAGAGGGTCAACACCTCTTGAAGAAAAAGATGTCGACGAAGCAAATGAATTCACTAAAGCTGCTGCTAAAGCCGCAGTTGCTGGTGATGACGAATTTGAATTTGATGGTAAGAAATTTCCTACTGAAATGGATGTAGATGTAGCTAAAAAGATCCTTGGTGAGTCAGCCGATCTTGAAGAAGATAATGGTTGAAAGGATAAAGCAAAATCTGAGTCTCAGGTTATTGAAGCAAAAACACAATCCGATGAGTTTGAACCTCACTGGATGTACGATCCAGAAACAGGAGAAAAGGAAAGAGCCGAAAAGCCTGAAGATCACGAAAGATTGAAAGCCTTAGGTTGGGGTCACGAACCTCCTGTTAATGAAGCAAAGATTGATAATTATGTTGCGTCGCTTGCTAAAAAGTATAATGCATTAAAAACCATTGATCCAAATAGCAAAGATTGGAAAGATTTAGTTAAGCAATTGTCTAACCTTTCTGATGCAGATTTGAAAAAACTTGTTGATGCGAAAATCAAATGGGCTTCTATGATGGCTGAGCCAATGCTTAAATATGGAAAACACGCAGACAAAAGGCACGGGGGAAACCTTAATAGAAAGATTGATAAGGCTTTAAAGAAAGGTGACATTGATAAAGATGACACTAGACAAATTAAAGGTAACATGAACCCATTTAAGGGTAGAAAGAAGTAATAAATAACTCTATATGAAGTTATTTGCTGAATTAAATAATGAAAACTTTGAACTATTTGCAGCGAAATATTATGATAATCCTGCCTGTTTATCTACAGAGGAGTTTTATCATGATATCGCAAAATTTAAGTATATTGTAAGACTATTTAGGCGATATAGAGAAACTGGAAAAGTACAAGAAAGACTGTTGTTGAATCATATAATCCTAATTTATAACGTATTTCAAATACAAGCAGCAACAAGAATGTTGTTTTATAGGGTTGATGAAGATCTATGGTCTGCTTTGAAAACATTTCTAGTGTTCTTAAATTATTTGCCAGGTAACACTTACCAGGATATAAATATTGATTTGAATATAGCTAACAAACTGAAAGAAATATAACTATGGGATTATTTAGAGGACCAGACTTTTTTTACGCACTACGATTTCTTCGTCTTTTGACGATGCCATGGATAAAAACCGACGCGTTTAAACAAGGCATTGTAGACGATAAAGGAGTAAAAGTTAAAAAGCCTGAAACACCTAAAGAAAAGTCATCATACACTGTTTTTCATAAATTAGTATTCAATATTCGAAGGCTTCTAGGAAAAATTCCTTTAGGTCAAAGTACAATAGCACGTTACGCCGCGGCATTGTATCTCATTAAGGAACATACAAAAATTAGCGATAAACGGCTAATTAAGATCCTTAAAGAAACTAATGGTGTAGATCTTTCGGAATATAAGCCAGACTTAAATGAATGGTATTTGACCGAAGACGGAAATATAGAAAAAGGAAAATATGCACTTGTCCGTGACATAGCATTACCAAAGACTGGAGAAATTTTAGCATTAAAGGGGTCTATGGTGGAAACAACGGAATCTCAACCGCATGGCTCAGTTTTGGGTCATGCGGTATTTGAGGCAAAGCACTGCAAAACAAAACAAACCATTTACATTACACAGGAAGATATCTCTAGATGAATAAAGAAGACACAACCACCACCGCGGTGGCAATAACCGATAAACCATTAGGTACTGTTAGAAATAAGAAGTACCGAGTTTTTGATGTTTCATCAGAAACCTTTTCTCGCTTTCAAGTTGGTAGAACTAAATATGAACGGTGGTCTAAATTCATTAATGAAGATGAAAGGGATATCGTCAGCTATTATAATAGAAATAAAAATTCTGTTATAGTCCTGCGCAATTCTGAGAATGGGGCACTGCGCGCTCTCTACCACACAAAATAAGTAAAAAAATAGAATTTACTTACTTCGTGTGATGTGGTATAATACCTAACATCATACTAATGCTATGCCTATATCTATATTCGAAGAACAACAATCCCGCAAACCAAATTTATATCCGTGGACAGAACAGTTCATTGAATCCATGCACAACGGATTCTGGACTGATAAAGAATTCTCATTTACGTCTGACGTTCAACAATTTAAAACTGAACTTGACGATCAGCAAAGAGAAATTATTGTCCGAACACTTTCAGCAATTGGCCAAATTGAAGTCGCAGTAAAGACTTTTTGGGCTAAACTGGGAGAGAACCTTCCTCATCCAGCACTTCAAGACTTAGGCTATGTAATGGCCAATACTGAAGTTATTCATAATAACGCATATGAAAGACTTCTTACAGTCCTTGATATGGAAGATGTGTTTGAGGAAAATTTGAAACTCGACTTTATCCAAGGTCGTGTTAGCTACTTACGCAAATACACACACAAATTTTATAAGAGCTCTAAGAAACAGTATTTGTATGCTCTCACCCTTTTCACGTTGTTTGTAGAAAACGTATCTCTTTTCTCTCAGTTTTACATTATTAATTGGTTTGCACGTTATAAAAATGTTCTTAAAGATACTGATCAGCAGGTTAAGTACACACGAAACGAAGAGAATATTCATGCTCTTGTTGGCATGAAAATTATTAATACGATCCGCGAAGAAAGTCCTGAATTGTTTGATGAAGAGTTAGAAGAAAGAATCAGAGGAGAGGCTGTAGACGCATTTACCGCCGAAAGCAAAATAGTTGATTGGATGATTAACGGAATTGATGAGCCAGGATTAAACGCTACTATTGTTAAAGAGTTTATTAAAAACCGCATTAACTCTTCTTTAGATCAAATCGGTTTCAAACCCGTATTTGAAGTAGATGACACTCTTTTAGAATCGACTATGTGGTTTGAAGAGGAGCTCCTTGGAAATAACATGACTGATTTTTTCCACTCCCGTCCTGTTGAGTATTCAAAGAAAAGCCAGTCTTTTGACGAAGACGACCTTTTTTAATTTTTTTATTATTATCATATTATGAATGACATTTATTGGTTAAACAAAGATAGTAGGCAGTTCCTTGAAAGAGGCTACCTTCTCCCTGGCGAAAATCCAGAACAACGCATTATTGATATTGCGAATAAAGCCCAAGAATACCTTGGGAATGATAGTTGGGCAGAAAAGTTTATTGACTATATGCACAAAGGATTCTATTCCTTATCTTCTCCCATATGGTCAAACTTCGGCCGAGATCGGGGATTGCCTATATCCTGTTTTGGATCATATATTCCAGATGATATGGAAAAAATTCTAGGCAAAATCGCAGAGGTCGGAACGATGTCAAAAGTAGGAGGAGGAACTTCTGCTTATTTTGGTGATGTTCGTCCACGGGGTGCAGAAATCTCTAGCGGCGGCAGCGCAACTGGAGTTCACCATCAGTTGACAGTATTTGATTCTTTAACAAACTATATTTCTCAAAGCAACGTACGACGAGGATCATTTGCGGCTTATTTGCCAATCGATCATGGCGATATTGAAGAGTTTTTGGGAATTAGAGGTGAAGGAAATTCTATTCAAGATCTTTCTATTGGTGTTACTATTAGTGACGAATGGATGAAAGAAATGATTGCAGGTGACAAAAAGAAAAGATCTATATGGGGTAAGGTTATTAAAAAGCGTTATGAATCTGGTTATCCTTACATATTCTTTTCTGATAACGCGAATAACGCTGCACCGCAAGTTTATAAAGATAAAGGTAAACGTATCAATGCTTCAAATCTCTGCACTGAAATATTTCTTTCAACTGAAGAAGATGAATCATTTGTATGTGATTTGTCTTCGCTTAATCTTGCTAAGTGGTCAGAGATCGTTGAAACCGACGCTATTGAAACATTGACACAGTTCCTTGATGCTGTTATGACTGAGTTTATTAATAAGACTCGTGGAGTTAAAAATCTAGAATCACCACATAAGTTTGCTATGACTCAAAGAGCTCTTGGTATAGGTGTACTAGGATGGCATTCATATTTGCAGCAAGAAAGCATTGCTTTTGAATCCATGGAAGCTAAGCTTCAAAACTCTCTTATTTTTAAGACTATTCAAGAAAGGACAACTGCAGCTTCTAAAGAAATGGCTATTGAATATGGTGTACCATCTCTTATGGAAGGTTATGGTTTACGTAATAGTTGTTTAGTAGCTATTGCTCCTACCACAAGCAGCTCGTTTATTCTAGGACAAATTAGTCCATCAATCGAACCTCTTAATAGTAATTACTTTACAAAAGATCTTGCTAAAGGCAAGTTTACCTACAAAAATCCAGAGCTTACTAAAGTTCTAATTAGCTACGATAAAAACGATAACACTACTTGGAGAAGTATATTGCAAAAAGGTGGTTCTGTACAACATTTGAAATTCCTCTCTGACCACGAAAAAGAAGTATTTAAAAATTTCGGTGAAATATCTCAGAAAGAAATTCTTATTCAAGCAGCACAACGCCAAAAATACATTGACCAAGGGCAATCTATTAACATGATGGTTCCACCCTCAACAAAACCTAAAGAAGTCAATGAACTACTTGTGTGGGCATGGGAGAATGGTATTAAATCGTTGTACTATCAGCGTAGTGCAAACCCTGCTCAAGAGCTAGCGCGCTCACTAAACGAATGCACCACTTGTGAATCATAATGAAAGAAAATATTAAATGCCAGAATTGTTATTCAGATTATTACGTTGAATGGTTCGACGAAAAAATAGATGATTACGATGATATTATAGTTCCTGACTATTGCCCGTTTTGCGGCGCATACAATGTTGAAGTTGACGAAGATTTAGATGTTGAAGAATAATGTACACATACAAAATAAAAGAAATTGCAAAAGTAGTTGACGGAGACACAATTGATGTTATTATTGACCTAGGCTTCGGTTTAACTAAAAAGGAACGTGTTCGTATTGCCGGAATTGACGCACCCGAATCTCGGACTCGAGATCTTTATGAAAAAAAGCTGGGTTTAGAAGCAAAATATTGGCTTAAAGAGCATATTGAATATTGTGATAATGCTATTATTAAAACCGAAAAAGAAGGCAAGTACGGCCGTATTTTAGGTTGGTTATACACAGATGAATTTAGCATTTCTTTAAACGATGTAATGATAGAGAAAGGTTATGCTTGGGAATACGATGGTGGTAGTAAAGAAAAGGACTATAAAGAGCTTGAGATAAAAAGGAAATCGAATGGATCATGGATTGAATAAATAATTCTATGTGGATTTATAATGGAGAGAAATTTACCTCTGATATGATTGAATCATACCATGGATTTGTGTATGAGGTTACCGATACTCATAATGGAATGAAGTATATTGGTAAGAAAAAGTTTTGGTCTAAAGTTACTCGACCGCCTCTTAAAGGCCGAAAAAACAAAAGGAGGTCATTAAAGGAGTCTGATTGGCAAACATATTATGGCTCAAATGAAGAAGTAAAAACACTGGTAGAGGAGTGTGGACCTAGTAGATTTGAAAGAACCATACTAAAATTGTGTGTTTCTCCCGGCCAAATGACTTACTTTGAAATGAAAGAGCAGATTGACAGAGAGGTGCTTTTTAAGCCAGAAGAGTACTATAATGCCTTTATTGGCGGTAAAATACACAGAAATCACGTATTAAAGAAAAAATAGTATTTACAATAGTTAGTTTTCAGTGTATAATATGAGCTGAAACAAAAAAACAGATTATGATTATTGTAGATTACAGCGGAATAGCCATTGCATCCATATTCTCACAAGACCGCCCTGAAGAAATTCAAGAAGGTCTTATTAGGCATATGATTCTTAATTCTCTCCGGAGATACAACCTTAAGTTTCGAAAGGAATATGGCCAAATGGTGATTGCTTGTGATAGCTCATCATGGCGCAAAGAAGTATACCCCCAATATAAAGCGAAACGCAAAACTAATAGAGATGCATCACCATTAGACTGGGGTCATTTCTTCACACTAATTAATGGTGTGAGAGACGAGATCAAAGAAAATATGCAGTATCCTGTAGTGTCAGCAGATCGTGCAGAGGCTGATGACGTAATTGCAACACTCGTAAAATCAACACAGGAGTTTGGCAAAGCAGAACCTGTTATGATTGTGTCTTCTGATAAAGATTTCTTTCAATTGCATAAGTATTCTAATGTAAAACAATTTAGTCCAATGAAGCGTGATTTCGTAACAGTTGATGATCCAGTCTTTTACAAGTTTGATCATATTTGCCGAGGTGATTCAGGTGATGGTGTTCCAAATATTCTTAGTTGCGATGAGACATTTACTGAAGGCATCCGTCAAAAACCAATGCGTGCCAAAAAGATCGAAGGATGGTATAAAAATTACTACGATGCAGATCTTTCGATTTCGGCCGAAATTAGTGATATGGGTCACGAGGCATATCGTAATTTCTGCAGAAACAAAACAGTAATTGACCTTGACTGTATTCCTGAAGATATTGTGCAAGATATCAACGATAAATATAATCTACAGACAAACAAAAACAAAGGAAGAGTCCTGACATACCTCATCGAAAAGCGGTGTAACATGCTCATTGATTCAGTAGCAGACTTTCTTCCAGCAACCTAATTATTATGCAAAAATATATTCATGAAATCTTCGAGGAAGTATGCAAACTCGAAAATAGAGAAGAACGAATCTCTTATTTAAAAGAGAATGCGTTTAAACAAGTAAAGACTGTATTACAGCTTTGCTACAATGACAAAATCGAATTAGATCTTCCGTACGGCCGTCCTCCTTTTGAAACCTGCCCAGAAGGCCGTGAGCCTTCACCTTTGGCTAATGTTTTTAGTTCCATAGGAGTTTGTGTTAAAGGTAATAGTGCACAACGCGTTAAAAAAGAAAAGATCTTTATTGGGATTCTTGAGCAATTGACTGAAAAAGACGCTCTTATCCTTTGTGCAGCAAAGGATGGCACTATTACAACATTGCAGAATAAAAAATACTCTAAAATGACAAAAAGTCTTGTAGAAGCGTGTTTTCCTGAGATTTTGTAGTGTACAATTAGTTATATTTGTGCTACAATAGGTACGTAATGAATGTATTTGTTCTAGATAATAACCCCATCACCGCAGCTCAACAACACTGCGACAAGCATGTCGTAAAAATGATTATTGAGTCTGCTCAAATGCTATCAACTGCTCATCGCATGTGTGATGGAAAACCAGAACGTAGACCATCAAGTTCAGGTAAAACTATGCAGCAGTATTACGTTTTACCTGACGAACGTGAAAATATTCTTTACAAAGCAGTTCACAAATACCACCCATGTACTGTATGGACAATGGAAACCATTCAAAACTATAGGTGGCATTGGAAGTTATTCAATGCTCTTTGCGATGAGTATAAGTACAGATATGGCAGAGTTCACAAGACTGATGAATTGCTTCGCGATGAACTTTACTGGGGCCCGGCAAATATTGCCGATTGTAAAAAAACAAAATTCCCATTAGCTATGAAATCAAACCCCGAATGTATGTTCGATGATCCTGTTAAATCATATCGAGCATTCTATAAAACAAAACAAGACAGATTCAAAATGGTGTGGACCAATCGCGAAACACCAAACTGGTTTAAATAATTATGACATACGAATATATTTGCGATAAATGCAAAAACCGATGGGACGAGTCTCATCCTATGAAAGACCGCGACCTCCCTGTAGGAAAAAAATCTCCGTGTTGCGAAGATGGAATTGTTAAAATGGCTATTACTGCACCAGCCCTTAACTTTGATGGAGCGATTTCACCAATACGAAGAGCAGGGACTGGATGGAATGACGTCCTAAAAGGAATTAAAAAAGCATCAGGAAAAGACAACACAATTGAGCACTACTAACATGAAAATTACAACACAACAAACACTGCCAGTCGAAGTCACACTTAACGACGATCAACAAAGAAACGTCACAGCTACCTTTTTAGAAAAGGTACTTAACTGGAATCGTGATTACTTTATTGAAGATAAGCTAGTAAAAAATACTAAAACTTATTACACAAGCCATTCGTGGAAAAAAGTGGAAACTGTAAGAACGGCCACAACTGAAGATAAATTCGCGTTTGATGTTTTCCAACAAATCTACAATAGATAATCCGTGCCTAGAAAAAGTACTAAGAAGAACGATAATATTATTGTTCCTCAGGTAGACATGCTATCTGAGTATTCAAATAATATGCGTGATATTAAACCTATCACTGATTCTCAAATTGAGGCTTATGATCAATGGGATAGAGGGAGGAATCTAATTTTGTCAGGCGCAGCAGGATCTGGCAAAACATTTATAGCGTTATATCTAGCTCTTCAAGAGCTTATTAAAAATCGTAAGAAACGATTGGTCATCTTAAGATCTGTTGTACCAACACGCGATATTGGTTTTTTACCAGGAACACAAGAAGAAAAAGAAGCAGCGTATTTGACACCTTACATTGGTGTTATTAGTGAGATCTTTAAAAACAATCCCACACTTTTTACATCGTTTCTCAAAAATGGAACAATTGAATTTCTCACAACATCTTACATTCGAGGAATAACTTTAAAGGACGCAATTGTAGTAGTTGACGAATTTCAAAATTGTAACTTTCATGAATTAGATTCTATAATCACAAGAATTGGTAAAGGCTCCCGAGTGATTTTCTCTGGTGATTATTACCAGTCGGATTTTACAAATAGAAAAGAAAAAGAAGGCATTGGTGAGTTTTTAAAAATTATTGAATCGCTAAAGCACTTTAAAAAGATTGAATTTACTTGGAAAGATTGCGTGAGGTCAGGAATGGTCCGCGACTATCTTATGACGAAAGAAAAAATGATTGAAGACAACTCAATCAACATCCCTAAATAATGAACAAGACATTTGAACATGCTGATATTCAGCTTAAATACGAAGAGCTCTCGGCTAAAACTGAAAAGTCTGGTCGTGTCTATACTACCCCAGGCGGAAACAACTATCCTTCAGTAACTACTGTATTAGGATATCGTGAC